ACAAAACGATAATGAACAAAATGAATATTCTTTTCTTTTGTTGGATCATCAGGTTTAAAGTTTCTACGTATACTTAAAACTTGTCGTGATTGTTCTTCAATAGTTACAATGTAAGGAAGAGATTCTCCTTCTTCACTTTCTGAATCTTTTATATCAAGATAACAATGTTGTTCTAATAATGTGTATTGTGGATCAGAATCCATTGTAGGAGATAAACCTAAAATTGTATCCATTTTTTCTGATAGAGGTGTTAGTGTAGGATTAGAAGCTTCAGGTAATTCTAAATCTAAATATAATCCACTACGAATTTCTTTAGCTAAATCTACAGGGCTTCTATAAACAACATGTGTATAACGATCTGCTTTTCTTAAATTACTTGCGTAGTAAGAAACATAGAATTGATCTATAGGAACAAATTCTGAAACAGGACGCTTTAATGTTGCATCATAATAAACTTTTTTAAAGGCTGAACCAATAAGAGGAAGATGGAAAAGCATTCTTTCGAACTCATCAAAGTATTCAGGCATCTGTTCTGTTACTTGATAATTCATAAAGTCTTGCACTCTATTTGCTTGCAGTTCTTTATCAGGTGTTACTTTACCTAAGATCTGTGCTTTAACTGGTCCTTTAGAAGGAAATAATTCTTGTGATGCTTTTGATTGAAATTTAACAGCTGATTCAATAAGTAAAGGATGCACAGCTGTACATGCTCCTTCAAATGGTTCTGCAGTATCTTGTATTTTTAAACCAAGAAGATCAAATCCTCTTTCAAACATGGCTTCCCACTCAGCACGAGATTCTTTATCAGAAGTAAAATCATCTAAAATAATAGATCCTATTTCTGCTAGTTCTTCTTCATCCATGTTTTCTGCAAGATTACCATACCATTCTTCTATTTCCGTAGAAGCTCCCATCTCAATAGATTCTTCAGAAAAATCTACAGTTATTCCACCATCATCTTCTAATTGATATGTTGGAGATGGAGTTAGTCCTTCTTCAGTATTTTGTTGGGGAGTTGGCATAGGAATAACATTGGTTATTTGCTGTGCCATTTGTTCATAAGGATTTTTTTCAGTAGCCATTCCTTAACCTTTCATAGTAAATACAATTAAACCTCTCTTGCACCATTATACACTTAATATCTCCAGTACGCAACTTTTTTCTTTCTTGGTGCATCATCATCCCATTCTGGATCATCTGGATGGTACAAATGCCATGAGTCTTTCATGTAGTGAATAGCCATAGTTAAGGCATCTACTTGATCATCATGTGCAGCATTTGGAAATTGTAATAATTCTGTTAATAAATCATCTGACCATGTTTTATTTTTTGGTAGCCATACTCTCCCTGCTTCCATCAAAGGAGACGCAGCGTACACTCTGGAGACTTTATCTTTATCTGGAATATATTCTTGAACAGGGAGTCCACTTCTTCTCATATCTTGTATTAAGGATTGTCCTGATGCTTTCTTTTCTATGATACATACGTCAGGCATATGTTTAGAATACAGAGTTTGAGAAATACGTCTTAATTCTGGGTACTCAAAACGTCCTCTTACATTTCCTAGCATAATTAAGTTAGAAGGAAAACCTTCTTCCCCTATTTCATTCTGATCATACATAGAAAATATACCCCATGTTTGAATAACAGAGTAATCTGCAGTTGTTCTTGTAGAGAATGCTGTATCATAGGTTTGTATTATAAAATCACAGGGAGGTGGTTCAGGAGAATCCCACCATTGTATCCATCTTTTCTTTATAAGTCCACCTTCTTCTGGTGTTGGGTTCTGCATATAGAGAGCATTCCAATAACGACTTCCGTTTGATGCTTTTATCTCCATCTCATCTACTTTCAAGACATCATCTGGTTTCCACTCAGGGAAATATGAAGAGCCGACAGGTAAATTTAGTAATTTAGAGGAATTTTCGTCTACCCATGCAGGAATTTTTATAACTTCCCATGGAATTACTTCGTATTGTGACATATCTTCCTGTTGTTTTAGTAACCATCCACATAAATCATCATAATGGTACCTTGTATTTATTATTAAGATACTTCCGTTAGGCATTATACGTGTTCTTAGTCCTGCTGGGTACCAATCTTTAACATATTTCCTTCCTGATTCTGAATAGGAGTCTTCTTCGGACATTACATCATCAAGAATTGCGATATGTGCTCCTCTTCCTGCAATCTGTGATCTAACTCCAGCTGCATAATACGTTCCTCCTTGGTTAGTTTTCCATTTACCTGCAGCTCGTACATCTGAACGTAAGGACACTCCTTGGAAGACGTTGTGATATTCGTCAGTATTGACCAAATCCCTGACAGAACGTCCAAAATCGCTTGATAACTGGTCACTATGTGAGACTGTAAGTATTTCATGTTCTGGATTCCTTCCCATATACCATGCAGGAAACAGTTTTGAGCAGATTACAGACTTAGATGAACGTGGTGGAAGGAAAACCATAAGTCTTTTTATCTTTCCACTCTCTAATTCTTTAAGTTTGTTGGATATAACCTCAATATGTTTCCCCATTTTCCAATCAGAAATAAGAGTTGGAGCCATAAGACGCACAAAAGTTAAGAAATCTGCCTTTGATTTCTCTTGAACTTCGTGTTTTAATAAACTATTTAGTAGAAATGTGTTGATATAGGGATTGATGTCCCCTTCATCATTGATAATCTCTGTCATATAACTCTCCTTGAAATCATTATACACTATTTATTTCTTTTGTGCAACCTTTTTCTTTTAGAAAAAAAGCATGCTTATATAATATATATATATATATATAATATATATAAGATAATAATAATAATAAATAAAGAAAATAAAGGATTATAAGTATATATCATTATAACACTTTTAAATTCTTATATATATTATATTATACTCCCCACTAAAAGTTTTCCTTTAATATTTTTGGTAAATATGTGTCACCCCCACACATATATATATAAGTAAGGGTACAGTTTTTTGCCCAGGGTGATGATATTGAAGGTTTATATCATCCTCTGCAGGGAGAAAAGATACCTTTAGTGCTCTCTGCAAACTATGAGATACTATGTTTATACTTGTGAAGTCTTTAGTTGGCTCTCAAGACGAGAGAGCCAACACATACTTCATATTGTTATACTTTCTCATTTTTATAACTTTATCTCGTGAAAGGAGATATGCTATGAGTGACTTTACCAAAGACCAAGCCAAAGAGAAATTTGTTCCTAAGGCTGGAACAGGTTCTGTATTCCCAGCTAGATTTGATTTATCTGCCAAGCAGAAAGAAATTGGACTCTGGGGTAGAGGAAGTTTCTTGACTAGAAGTGGAGAGCCTATATCAATATCTATCTTAAAGAAACAAGATAGAAATGGCAGAGAGTATCTTGTAATTCTGCAAAATGAAGAACAAGAGACAGAGACCGAGAAGGCATTGAGAGCTGAAATTGCTGAATTAAAATCTGCAAAGAAAGATGAAAGTTCTGCAAGCAATGATGATATCAATGATGTAGTTAATAGCATGGAATAGGTTTTTTCCAGGAAATGTGGACTCAAGAACAACAGCCAGTTCTTGGGTTCACTTTATTTTAATTAAGGAGAATTAATATGTATACTAGTAAAGGTTTTAATATACCTGAAAATTTAGTTAAAGATTGGTGGTATAAACATGTTGCGAAAAGATATCCTGAAGTAGCTGAGGAATATCAAAATGATACTGAATTATGGGAAAGTGTATATCTTGCAATGAATACACGTTTACCAACTGATGTATCAGAACCTAAACTTGAAGATGTATTAGAGGAATTAGAGATTTTACCTGTAATATAGAAAGAAAGGACTCAAGAATTAGAAATAGTTCTTGGGTTCACTTTTTTTTTCTAGGAAAGTTCATAGTTGATTTACTGATACGTTTGTGTATAATAAATATAGATGAAGACAAGAGATAAATTCTTGTCCAATAGCAATTAAGCTATCAACCAGGTACTTACTCTTGAGATGAGCTTGAGAGTGAGTATCAATTAATTAATAGTCTTATTAAACTTCTCTTTCGAGAGAAGTTCAATAAACTTAATAGGAGAAATAAGATGAAGATAAGAGACTTATATAACATAAGAGTTAAAGATGACTACAAAGATGCCCCAAGTGATATTCTATTAGAAAGAAGATTGCCCTGGGTAACTGCAATGGATTTAAGACATAAGCTTGAACAAAATAGTAGGGCATGTGGAGATAAATATGTACGATATAGATTGGAGAAAGCATAATGAATATAGGAGATATAAAACCAGAATTTAGAAAGTCCATAGTTGATTTACTGACACGCTTTCGTGATGTAGAAAATGTACCAGCTCATCAGTTAAGTTTAGCTTTGTTACATGAAGCATATATATTTATGATAGCAAATTGGGATATGGATACTTGGTCTAAAGAAGAAACTACGAAAGCTATTAATCAAGTATTTGCTATGGCTAAAGAAGAAGTAGATGATTATCATAATGATAAAAGAGTTATACATTAATAATAATAAATGGGAGAAAATAAATGATTACTGAAAACTTAAAAAGAATGTTATGTTTTATATTGTATACATGTGGTGCTGTTACCACATTTATGGGATTAATTACATTATATGCTACAGGATTTTATGTAGAAAATTTTGAAATGATTGTAATTGGTTGTGCTGTAAGTGTTATAGGTGTACTATCTATATGCTGTGGTACATTAGTTGAAGATAGAATATATGAGGGAGATATCTAATGGGTAAAATAAAAGCTTGGCTAATGGATATGGATGAACATATCTGTGATGCATTTGAAATGGGTGCTAAAACTGAAAAGGAAGTAATTCTATACTGTAAAGCACATATGGAATTGCCTATTGATGAAAAATATATTACTGATACATATAACATGTATATGGGAGATAAAGATGCCAGGTACAATTAAATTTAAATATCATTATAGTAAGCATGAAGATATACCAGAAGAATTACATAAAGAAATACTCTATGGCAATCAAGTAAAAAAGATTACTGATGTGCCCATTGAAGATATTAATAAAATGTATGAAGGATTATCTTTGTATCATGTAGTAACAAGTATTAAAGATTATATGGAGGATTTAAAATGAGCCATGATGGTAACATAGAACTTAACGAGAAAGAACTAGAACAATGTAAAGAAGAAGCTATTACAGAGTTTAAGAAAGAATTAACTGACAACTTTTTTGCAAGTATAACTATTCAATTAGATAGTTTAATAGCAACTGTTGAAAGTATTAGTAAGCAGCTTGAAATACAAAAAGAAATATTAGAGAAAGCAGATGACATGCCAAAACAAGTACAACAAATATATGATAAGGTAGGATAATGTATAGAAGGCATGCATTGAAATTCACAGTAGTATTTAAAGATAACTACTGGAGAATAAAGGATATAGAAACTAGTAAATTAGTTGCAGTTTTATATTCTAACAAAACCGAAGCATTTCGTAGTGCTTTACATTTAAACAATATATAATGGGAGATTAATATGTCACATGAAGTAGAACAAATGGCTTATGCTGGAGAAGTTCCTTGGCATGGGTTAGGTACGAGAGTACCAAATAATATATCAATAGATGATATGTTAGAACATTCAGGACTTAACTGGACTGTATCTAAACAACCTATATTTAGACAAGAAATCTTAGGACTAGGTGAGTATGCACAAACACAAAACTTTGTAATCAAAGATAAGGTTGCATTAATGCGTGACTCAGATAATACTGTATTAGATATAGTAGGTACTAAATGGAATCCAGTACAAAACCAGGAAGCTTTTGATTTCTTTAGA